AGACCGGGACTTAACGCAAGACTTCATCACTAACCACCAACCACTAATCACCCACCACCAACCTCCCCTCCCCCCCCCCCCCTATGATCCCAACCACACTTGACATCAGTGAATCCGCCACGTGGATCGTCGGCCTGCTGGTCGGCGTCGGGCAACTGGCTGTGAACCTCGTGTTCGCCGTCGTGATCGCGCAGATGAACCGCAAGACGCAGCAGATCGACCGCCTGCAAGGCAGCCTCGAACAGCGGGCCGATGCGATCATCGAGTTCAAGCTGTCGGGCGTCGCGTCGCACCTGGAGGGCGTGATCAACGTGATCAACGAGCGGGTCAGCAACATCCGTGAACGGCTCGTCGCCGGCGACGAGAGCCTGTCCGGCCTGGACCAACGCGACCGCGAGCTGGAGACGCGGTTCAACTTGAGGTTTGACCAGATGAAAGATTATCTTCATAAAAACTTCGCCACCAAGGACGACGCGCGGCTGCTGCACAATCGCATCGACGTCGTCAAGCAGCAGATCAATAATAACGGGAGTGCGGCGTGATGGACATGGACCAGGTCAACAGCAAACAAAACGCGCGGCTCCGCCGGCAGGTGCTGCGCCTCCTCGACGGCGCCAAGGCCGGCGGCGGACTGCGCGGTCGGATGCTCATGGACGTGCTGGCCTGCACGCCGGAGTCGCCCGAGGACGACGATGCGCTGCTGGGCCTGCTGCGCGACCTGGTCAACGGCGGGTACGCCGTCGAAGAGGACCTGCGCCGCTACAAGCACGAGCGGCGCGGCCTGGACACGCTCTTGTACGCCACCACCGCCCGGGGCACGGCGCTAATCGAAGAGCGGATCCCGCCCGACCCGTTGATCGAAGACCCCCGGATTTAACCAGGATGAACCATGAGCAGCGCACTCCTTGACATCACGATCCGCAACCTGCTGATCGTGACCGTGACGCTGGACGAGACGGCGTCGTGAAAAGCAGAAAAGCAGAAAATTCCGAGCCCCAAACCCTAACCCCTAAACCATGAGCCGCAAATACAAAGTTGACGAACTGCTCGCTGAACTCACGGCCGAAGAGGTCCAGGAGTACAAGGCGATCCTGCGCCAGCCGGCGGCGACGATCGACGACCTCCTGGAGTGGTTCGCCGCCCCCGGAAGGGACTGCAAGATATCGCGCGGCGCGGTGTGGAAGCACCGGCGGAATTACCAGGACCTGCTGGACGGCGTGCGCCGCTCTGCGGAGATGGCCCGCGCGTTCGCCGACGTGGCCAGGTCCGGCGGCGTCGAGGCGCTGGGCGAGGCGAGCCTGGCACGCTTCCAGCAGTTGATGACCGAGAAGCTCCTACAGATGGACGCGGACGAGCAGCTGGATGCGAAAGAACTTCGCCAGTTGTCGATGGCCATGAACGCCGCCGCCAACACCCGGCAGCGGATCGAGGCGGTGAAGTTGGATTACGAAAAGCGGCAGGCCGAGGCGCTGTCCAAGGCCGAGAAGCTGGCCGGGTCGGGCGCGACCGGGTCGCACGTGGTCGAGACGATCAAGCGTGCGCTGGGGATCGCCCCGGGAACCCCCGGAACCCCCGGAATGACAGGAGGCGAGGCATGACCCAACGCGGCGCGTTCGACCTTCTTTGCCCGTACCAGATCGCCTGGTTGCGCGATCCCGCGCCGATGGCGGTCTGCGAAAAGTCTCGCCGCATCGGCTGGACCTGGACGCAGGCCCTGGGCGTCGTGCTCGATCGGATCGCCGGCACGCCCGGCAGGTCCAACTACTACCACACCTCCGCGGACATGACCGCAAGCGTCGAGTTCATCCGCGACTGCGAGGAGTGGGCGCGAATGGTCAACGCCGTCGCAAAGGTGACGGACGAGAAAGAGGTGGTCGACGACGACGAGATCAACACGCTGGTGATGACGTTCGCAAACGGCAACAAGATCGTCGCCGGCTCCAGCAACCCCAAGTTCTTCCGCTCCAAGGGCGGCGCGGCGGGCCTCGATGAGTACGACTTCCACAAGAACCAGCGTGAGCTGTTCAAGGCCGCGCACGCCACGGCTATGTTCTGGGGCTACCCGCTACGCATCTGGTCATCGGTCAACGGCGCGGGCACGTACATGGATTCGCTCGTCCAGATGATCCACGCCGGCAGGCTCAAGGCCAGCTACCACAAAGTCACCGTGCTGGACGCAGTCCAGCAGGGCATCGTCGAACGCATCCGCATGCGACGCGACAAACTCGACCACGTCCCGACCCCGGACCCCCGCATGCGTCAGGAGTGGCTCGATGAACTGCGGGGGACGTGCCCGGACGACGACACCTGGAACCAGGAATACCTGTGCATCCGCAGCACCGACGCCTCGTCGCTCTTGAGCTACGAGCTGATGCGCCCGTGCGAGGTGGCCAATCTCGCCATCAGCGATCAGCCACCGGCGATCAGCCAGGGCCCGCTCTACGCCGGATTCGACGTGGGCCGCAAGCACGACCTGTCGGTGTTGTGGGTCATCGAGCGCGTCGGCGACGTCTTCTGGACCCGCGCGCTGCGGACGTTCGACCGCGTCAACTTCACGGCGCAGGAGGGCGCACTGAACCAGTTGATGTCGATTCCGGGGGCGGGGGCGGGGGTCAAGCGTTTGTGCATCGACTCGACGGGGATCGGCATGCAGATGGCCGAGCGAATTCAGGACCGCTGGGGGCGGCACCGCGTCGAGGCGGTGAACTTCTCGGCCCCGGTCAAGGCCGAGCTCGCCATGCCGCTGCGGCGACTCTTCGAGGACAAGCTGGTCCGCATCCCGATGGACGACGCCGTGCGTGAGGACCTGCACAAGGTGCGCAAGATCGTCACCGCCGCCGGCAACGTGCGCTTCGACGCGGCGCACGACACGGATGGGCACGCCGACCGGTTCTGGGCCCTGGCCCTGGCGTGCCACGCGGCGGGTGACAACGCGCCGCGCACGCGCGTGAGCATGGAGGAGGTGCCCATTGGTTGGTGACGCAATCAACAACGATCACTCGATGATCTGGCCGGACGAGGCCGATGGCTATAACCGCGCCGCACTCAACGCGTACCCCGCGTTCCTGAGCGTGGCCGACCGCGTGCGACTTGAGCGCATCTGCCAGGCGAGGATGGTCTTCGACGGCCGGCACGAGCGGTACTTCCTGAATGAGCGGCGCACGCGCTTCAGCTTCCGCCAGGTCCGCACCGAGGGCGGCAGCGTCCGCACCCTGTACCTCACGTACAACATCCTGCGACTCGTGTCGCTCAAGGCCGCGGACCTTCTCATGGGCGAGCCGCCGCTAATCGGCTCGACTTCCGATCGCCAGGCAGATGCGCTGGAGGCGCTGGCCGACCGCACCGGCCTGCACCAGGTGCTCTACCAGGCGGCGGCGGACGCCAGCGTCGAGGGCGAGGCGTTCCTGGAAGCTATCATCTTCGACGGCCAGGTCTACATCCAGCAGGCGGACGCGGCCGAGGTGTTCCCCGTCGGTCCGGTCATGCCCGACGGCCAGCACGCGTCGTACCTGCGCCGCCAGGTGGACACGGTGCGGGGTAGTTCCAAAGACCGACCCATCTGGCTGCTGCTGGAAACCACGTACCGACCCGGAAGCATCGAGCGCCACCTGTGGCAGCTCGATGATAATAAACGCAAGTCACACGAGGTCGCGCTGAGCGAATGGCCCGCGTTCGGCGGGCAGGCGGGGGCGCAAGCGTCACCCGGAACTTCAGGGGGTACGCCCGCGCCTCAGCCTATCCAATCCACCGGCATCGCGTGGAACACGATGGTGTGGATTCCCAATCTGATCCTTCGCAGGCGAGCGGTGAGCGATTACGACGGCGGCGTCGTGTCGCTCCAGGACGCGCTAAACGCCAAGTGCAGCCAGCTCGCCGTGGTTTTGCTTAAGCACGCACAGCCCAAGCTGCTGCTTCCGGAGGCACTGGGCACAAGTGATGCCGCCGGTTCCTCGGGCGGGGCGCGGGCGAGTGACGAGGTGTTTTACACGCGGGAGGGCGACCCCGAGCCTAAGTACGTCACGTGGGACGCGCAGCTCGATGCGGCGCAGAAGGATCGGGCGTTCGCGCTCAACCAGGTCCTGGTGCAGACCGAAACGTCGCCGGTGCTGCTTGGCCTCAAGGAGGGCGCCGCGCCCGATGCGTACCGCAAGGTCCGTTTAGAGGCGTTTAATTCGCTTACGAAGGCCGCTCGAAGGGCGGTCTACTGGACGCAGGGCGTGCGCACGATCTTGACCGTGGCGTCGATGCTCGATCAGACCCTGCCAGGGGTCCGGTACGACCTGGGCGAGATCAGCGTCGAGCTGCGTGACGGCATCCCGGTGGACGCGGTGGATCGTGCGACGGAGTTAGCCACCCTCCGCGCGGCCGGTCTTAAGAGCGTGCGCAAAGGTCTAGAGGAATTGCTGGGCGACCCGGCCGCGGTGGATGACGAGCTGGCGGAACTCGGCGCCGAACGCGCAGCCGCCACGCCGAGCGTGTTCTTTGGTGGTGAATCGGGCACCGCCACCGATCAGGCTAGCGGGTGATCCCGAAATTCAAGACTCAATTCAAACCTCATGAAAGGTAACGCATGGGACGACAATTAGCGAAAATCATGACCGATCTCATCGAGGATCAGATGGGCGACGGTGACGACGGCCCCAGCGCCCGCGACATCACCGAGCGACTCGCAAGCTCGGCCGGCATCACCCCCGGCACCGTGTTACAGATTCTCAACGACGAGATATCGTGTCCCCCCTTGGATCGGCTGCGCGGTTTCGCCGAGGCGCTCGACGTGCCGATCAGACGATTGCGAGACGCAGCCGAGCAAGATGGGTGCGAATACCCCCCTGACGAATCCTAAAGAGGACAAACCGTGTTCCACAATTTAAGCAAAATTTTCAAACCCCGCACCGGTCGCCCCAATCCAAAAGCGCGGCCCGTCAACCACCAGAAAGGACCAGACACCATGGCAGGAAACGACACCCCGGCATCCAGGGGAGGCAAGTTTTGGGACTCTATCGGACAGGAGGCCGTGAAGGCGGCAACCGATGCGGCCACGGCCGCTGTCACCGCGGCGCTTAAGCCCATCAACGACGAGGTACAGGGCCTCAAGCAAAGCCTGGGCAACCTCCCCACGCCCGAGTCTATCACCAAGACCGTGACCGATGCGGTCGCGGCCCAGCAGACCAAGCAGGCGCAGGTCAGCGCCCGGCAGGCGTTCATCAACGAGAAACTTAAGGGCATCCCCGATGCCTACCACTCGCACATCGGCTCCGATCCCGCCAAGTTCGCCGAGCAGGAGCAGGCGCTGCGAAACGTGTTCAAGAGCGACCTGGAGAAGCTCGGGGTGAAGGCCGACAACGTCGGCGGCAACGCCGCGCCGAACGCCGGCGGCGATGTCGCCGGGACTTCCGGGGGGGGCAAGCCCGTGACCGCCGCGATCGATACCTCAACGCTCTCGGGCGTCGAGCTGCTGCGGATGGGCGTGCAGCAGACCAGCGCGACCGGGACGGATGCGAAGGCGCAAGCGGCGGGCAACGCCACCGGAACCACCGCTGCCGACGCGGCCAAGTAGCACGCTTGCGCCTCCACCTTGTTTAGCTTTTTTTAACACACCCTCACCCTCACCGAAAGGAAACCGATAAATGACTCTCTCACTCATCCAACTCAAGGCCCGGTTCCAGGACCCGATGCGTCAGGGCATCGTGGACCTGCTCTGGGAATCCAGCCGCGTCATGCGGCGCCTGAACTTCATCCAGCAGCCCGGCCTCGCCTACCCGTATCAGCAGCGCGCCAAGCTGCCGGGGGTCGCCTTCCGCGGACTCAACGAGGATTACACGCCCGGCGCTGGCGTCATCAACCCGGCGATCGAACGCCTTGCGATCCTCGGCGGCTCGATCAAGACCGACCACATCGCGATCGACACCAAGGGCGACGGCGCCCGCACCAACGAGATCGCCGCCAAGATGGAGGCGGCCGGTAAGTTCTTCGACAAGAACTTCTTCAACGGCGACATGACGCAAAACGTCAAGGGATTCGACGGCCTGAAGCGCAGGATCGCCGGCACCAAGCTCATCAAGCAGGCGACCAACGGCGCCGTCGTCACGGCGAAGAAGGTCATCGAGCTGCAGGACCTGGTCGAGGGGCCCAACTCCGAGAAGGTCCTGTTCATGAACCAGACCAACCGCCGCAACCTGGTCGACGCGGTCACCTCCGGCGGCACGGGCGTGCAGCGGCTGCTGGAGTTCACCGCGGCCAACGGCAACTACCGGTTCAACGGCTCGGAGGTCGAGGAGGTCTTCTTCGACGAGGCCGAGTCGCCGATCCTGCCGTTCGCCGAGACGACCGGCACGTCCGATCTCACCAGCTCGATCTACTGCGTCCGCTTCGGCGGCGCGGTCGACGAGCGCGGCGTGCAGGGCATCTCCGGCCTGCGCGAGGACATCATCCACCGCGGGCCCATCATCCACGGCACGTTCGTGGAGGACGTGGTCGAGATGGCCGCGGGCATCGGCATCTTCTCCGGCCACGCCGCCGCGCGGCTCGAAGGCACGCTCGCCGCCTAAGCGGCCGTGATGCGGGTTCGCAAGCGGCCACGGCCGCTTGCGCCTGCACCTACGTACACAGACACACCCACAACCCCAAAGGAAAAACCACATGGACACCACCCACATCCCCGGCCCGTACGACGCAGAGATGCTGCTGGAAGTCGTGGCCGGCGTCACCAAGACCGCCGATTACAACGGCGCGACCAAGGACCTCGGCGGCGGCTACGCGCCCGGCGGCATCGGCCAGCCCGGCGCCGCCGTCGTGCAGGTCAGCGCCCTGGACTTCACCACCAGCGACGAGACCTACGCGTTCGTCGTCGAGGAGTCGGACGACGACGCCACCTACACCCCCGCCGGGCCGATCATCACGGTGGCCGCCCCCGGCGCCGTAAGCGTGCCGTGCTTTTTGAGCAGGCGCTACTGCCGGCTGAAGCTCGACGTCGGCGGCACCACGCCCAGCATCACCTACAAGGCGCACCTGGTGCCGCTGGGCTTCATCGGATAACCGCCAAACACCGACACCCCCCGGCCGTTAGCGCGGCCGGGGGGCATTTGAACGAAGTTAGAAGGCTTGAGGCTTGAGTCTTGAGTGAACAACATGCTCGAAACCCGCAAACAATTCGACGACTCGGGTGTCGTGGTCCGGCGCAGCCGCAACGGTCGTGTGCGTCGGTACAAGCCCACGGCCGACACCGACGCCGCGCGGGGCGTGGCGGTGTTGACGGCGCAGACCGACGCGACGGCCGGTGACACCATCCTCGTCTACGCCGACGCGCTGCTCGACGCATCGCTGGGTAAGGACGGGGTCAATTGGTGGTTCTCGCCCGGGGTGACGATCACCAACGCCACGACGGATGTCTGGTCTGATGGTGGTTCAGCCATGAACTTCGAGGTCGGGGGGCAGGGTTCATTCCATAACACAAAACCAACTGCTGGTATTAACACGCGCGTCGGTAATTTTTTAGCAGCTTCAACTGTCAATATCAGCTATAAATCAGCTATAAGTAACTTAGGCGTGGCTTGGAGGACTGGAAACTTGGCAGCCACGCTGAAGTTGGACGGAGATCTCACGCAGTCGGCCGACGGGACCTTCGACAACGTCGGCGGAACGATGCTCCTGTTCGGGCGCCGGGCTGTCAGTACCGCCGGATTAGTGCTCGAACAAGACGGCGACCTGACGCGGTGTTACATATCGGAACTCGAATCAGGCGGCAGTAACCCCGTCGAAAACATAGGCGGCGTCATCCACGTATTCGGGTCTAAGATCATCGCGCCGACGGGCGAGGTGGTTGCGATCAACAGCACGGGTACTCCAGCGGACCTGATGTTGGTGGGTTGCGTGCTCGATACCGACGTGGCCAATCCGCTATTCAACTGTTCGGTCAGCAATGTCATCCGGCTCGACGGTGCTTCTCTCGGGGCCGACGTGACGCACCTGAGCGGGCCCGCGCTGCTCGACGCGATCAAGACCGTGGACGGCCCAGGCTCGGGCTTGGACGCCGACACCGTGGATGGGGTCGAAGCGTCGGTTATGCTCCAGGCCGGCGACCTACCCAACACCGTGACCATCCCGGGCGCGTCCGGCCGCGTCCTAAGCGGGCCCCCACTGCCTTTGTCATTTAGCGGAAACTCAACTCAAGAATTCGGGGGTTATTGGACTTTCTCGACCGCTCAAGTCGGCTACCAGCTTGGATATGAATTCATGCTCAAGCCCGGAACGTACCGCGTCCAGATCGTCGTGGTCAAGGCCCAGACCGCCGGCATCGCCGAATGGTCGCTAGATGGGAACGTGATCGGTACGACCGATACATTCAACTCGTCGTTCCTGACGAACCAATCATTCACTTTCACGGGTGTCGTCGTGTCCGGTTACAAGCACCTGCTCACATGCACCGTGACCGGCAAGAACGCCTCCAGCTTTGCCTTCCAGATCAATCTCAGCCGCATCACCTTCACTGAAGAATAGCCATGCCGTACGCGCTGCAAACCATCATCAAGCTGCTGCCGGCCGATACCGGACTAGCGCTCAAAGCGCAACTGGTCAACGGGTCGGACGGGAGCAACAACGGGGCGGAGATCAGCACCGGGTTCACCGAACTCGGGGGAGGCGAGTACGCCTGGCACCACCCGTCATTCCCTGACGGCTTCCGCGGTTACGCGCTCATCATTTCCGGCGCATCTACATTCCAGACCGCGTTCGCGGTCAACCCCGAGGACGCGGAGGACATCGCGGGGCTGAACGACCTGAGCGCCGCCGACATTGACGCGAGGCTTCTGGCCTACGACGCCCCGACCAAGGCCGAACTCGACGCATCGACTTCATCCCTGTCTAACTCCGTAAACAACCTCGCGGGCGCCGGATTCAATCCCGTGACCGACAGCCTCGAACAGATCCGCGACAACTTGCCGCTCAACGCGCCCAGCGCCGCCCAAGTCCGCGCCGAGATCGACGCCAACAGCACGCAGCTCGCCGCGATCAAGGCCAAGACGGACACGATCACCAACGCAGGCGGCGACGGCGACACCGCCGTCAACCACAACACCGGCGGCGTTGACAATCTACGCGCGGCCGATGCCGCGGGGAATGGCTTGGACGGCGTCACCCTCCGCGCGTACCTCAAGACCGAGTTCGACGCGAACGCCACGACCGCCACGCTCCGCGCCACGGCCGTGACCGGCGCCGACGGGCGGTGGACCACACCCATGATGCTCGACAGCGGGCTGGTGTACACGCTGATCTTTAGCCGTCCAGACCTGATGACCGTGGCCCAGGAGGTGACGGTGCCATGAGCGTGACGATGGAACCCTTATCAGGCGGGTTGGTCGAGGGCGCGTACCTGGACGTGCCCGAGGCGCGGTCGCTTGGCGCTACATTGCCTGACCTGACCGCGCTGCTGGCCAAGACGGATGATGATCTGGCGGTGCTGCTCTTGGCGGCATCGTGGGACCTGGACGCGGCGATGCCGTACCAGGGCGCGAAGTACGACACCACCCCCGGGGGGCAGGTGCGCGAGTTCCCGCGATTGCAGCGGAGTGGAGGCGCAAGCGTTTCCGCCCCCGCCCCCGCCGTCGGCGTCGGCGTCTGGGACTGGGACAGCGACACGCAAGCGGCGGTCGTGCCCAAGCAGGTCAAGCTCGCGTGCGTGTACCAGGCGGCGTCATTGCTCGACCCAAGTTTCCGGGGGCGGCTGGAGGCCATCCGCAGCGGCCTGGCGAGCCAGAGCGTCGGCAGCCTCTCCGAGTCGTACGTCACCCCCGGAAGTATCCCCGGCGGTCTCAGCGGGCTGTGCGAAAGAGCGCAGCGTTTGATGGACCGGTACCGGCTGCGCAGTGCGCCGCTGTTGTGATAGATAGTTTGACAGGATGACCGGATAGACAGGATTTGGGGCTGAGGGGCGAAGCCCCCATGCCCTTGAAAATACAAAGATGCTTACGAATGCCACCATCACGAGGATCGATCGCCTGGGCGCACCGGACGCCGCGGGCCGGCCGCGGATGACTGCCGGGGGGGCGGTGCCGGTGCGCTGTGCGCTGGACCAGATCAGCGGTCGGCAGCGGTACACGCTCGGCGCGGTGCTCGAAGACGCCACGCGGGTGGTGTACGTGGAGCGTACCGCGTTGACTGCGGCCAGTGAAGCGCTTCCCGGCTGCGGCGACCAGCTCGTCATCCAGAGTGATGCGGAGGCGCAAGCGCAGACCGTGACCGTCATCACCACGGGCGACCGCTTAGGACCCGAGGGGCTAGGTTTGTCGCACATCGAGCTGTTCGTCAGGAGGGAGCCGGCGTGAGTTTCAACGTCACCAACCTTCTGCTGTCGCTGGGCTTCGCCATGGCGCAGGCCTCCGGCTCGACGCTGGGTGATGACCTGTTCATACACAACCTGCCGGCGAGCGCGTCGAATGATTCCGCGGGTGCCGCCGTGCTGCGGATCTTCGGCGGGCCCCCGGAGGGGGAGCTGCGGCCGGTGCCGATGGTGAGCGTGCAGTGCATGACGCACGCCTTGGATGCCTCGGCCGGCCTGCAATTCGCGCAGCGGCTGTATGACGCCCTGCACGACACGGCCCCCGGAAGCAGCGGCGGGCCGCGCAACCACTGGAACGTGGTCGGCAAAAAGATCGACGCCAACGGCGACGTGGTCAACGACGACGTGACGCCGACCTGGGGCGTCCGCCTGATCGGGCTGACATCCGGGCCACCCGGGATCATCGGGCGCGGCGACGCATCATCAGGCGGACGATATGAGATCAGCTTCAACTTCAACGTGCGTTTTACGGCCCCGTAATGACCTCATAAACACTATTTGAACCCCGACAAATGTCGGAACAAAACGAAAGGACAACACATGACAAACACTTACGCAACCACGGCCGGGACCACACTCTGGTTCGCGCCCATCGGCACCGACCCCATCGGCGGGATAGGCACCGCGCAGCTCGCCGGCGTCGACGAGATCAACGGCCTGCCGGCCCAGGAGGCCGACGAGTTCGAGACCACCCGCGTCGACCAGGAGGTCTCCGGGGGCGGCGCCCACGACTGGTTCAAACAGTTCGCGCCCGACCACATCGACCCGGGCAACATCGAGCTGAAGCTGGCGATGAACGAGACCCAGCTCGAGACGCTCTACGGCCTGGTGCGCCAGATGAAGGCGTTCGGCATCCTGTTCAGCTCCGGCGGCGACCTGATCTGCGACGGGTTCATCAAGAAGGTCGGGCCCGAGGCGCCTAAGGGCGACGAGGTCGTGGTCGCCGTCACCATCCGCCTCTCCGGCAAGCCGACGTTCACCAAGGCGGCGTGACGCAGGAGGCTTGAGGCTTGAGGCTTGAGCACCAACCACTAACCAACTAACCACCAACCACAGAGAGAGAATCGCATGAGTAAGACCCCCCAAACAAGCATCCGTGACAGGATCAAGGCACGCAAGTGCGGCACCGTCATCGAGACTATCGCGGGCTTGGGCGACGTGCCCATCCTCAAGCTCGACGTCGACGCGATGATCGAGCTGGGCAACCTCCCGGCGAAACTTCAGAACCGAGCCATGGTCGCCAGGTGCGTCGTGGATGAAGACGGCAAGCCGGTGTTCGCAAACGCCGAGGAGGTCGGCGGCCAGGACTATGAACTCTTCCAGGCGTTGCTGTCGGGCTGCTACAAGGTCAACGGCATCAGGGGCAAGATCGACGACGCCGCGGGAAACTGAGTGCCTCGCCGGTCCTGCGCTTCGTCATGGCGCTGGCCCACGCCCTGGGCAAAACGCTAAGCGGCCCGGGCGGGATCGGCGAGATGAGCCTCGATGAACTGTGCCTGTGGGCGGCGTGGTTCGAAGGTTACGATCCGGCGCTGCGTGACGATTTAAGGGCCGGCGTGATCGCGGCCACGATCGCCAACGCCGTGCCGTTTAGCAAGGGCGGCTACAAGCCGAAGGACTTCATGGCGAGCCTGAATAGAACAACTTCCGGCGGCAGGAGCGATGAAGATATGGAAGCGGCGATGATCGCCTGGTGCGCCAACGCCGGCGGCGAAGTCAGGAAGGGCGCGTAACTCGGATGGATCGGCGGTATCGGATCAGATTGAAAATTGAACATTGAACATCGAAGATTGGAGATCGACGTTTGAGTTTTAACGCGGGCGCCATCACGGGATCGATCGGGCTGGACACCGCGCCGCTGGACCGCTCGACACGTCACGCCCGCGGTTTGGTCTCCGGCCTTCAGCGATCGACCGCGGGCATGTTCGCCGGCATCGCGGGCGGCCTGACCGCCGCGTTGGGCGGGATCGGCGCCGGTGCCGCGGTTAAGTTGTCCGCCGAGTTCGAGCAGGCGCAGGTGTCGTTCGAGACCATGCTGGGCAGCGCCGAACAGGCCAAGGGCGTCATGGCCGAGATCGAGCAGTTCGCCGCCTCGACGCCGTTTCAGTTCCCCGACCTCGCAGCCGCCGGGCGAAGCCTGCTCGCGTTCGGCACCGCGGCCGAAGACCTGATCCCCGAGATGCGCGTGCTCGGCGACCTGTCGGCCGGGCTGAATATCCCCATTAAGGACCTGGCCGACCTTTACGGCAAAGCCCGCGTGCAGGGGCGGATCATGATGGAGGATATCAACCAGCTCACCGGCCGGGGCATCCCGATCATCGCCGAGCTTGCCAAACAGTTCGGCGTGGCCGAAAGCAAGGTGCGTGACCTGGTGTCTTCGGGCAAGGTCAACTTCTCGAACCTGCAGAAGGCGTTCCGCGCCCTCACCGCCGAGGGGTCGAAGTTCGGCGGCGGCATGGCCGCGCAGAGCAAGACGCTCGCCGGCGTGTGGTCCACGCTCAAAGACAACGTGACCGCTGCGCTCCGCCAGGTGGGCGACGAAGTGGTCGTGAACCTTGACATTAAAAACGCAATAAGCAGCACCACAACGGCCCTGCAGGCTGCCATCCCCAGGATCGCCGCCACAACGGCTTCTACGCTGAACTGGATATCCACGAATAAGGAACTGATTGTCGGGATCGGTCTTTCTACGGCGGCGGTGTCGGCCCTGGCAAAAGCTTTGCCAGCCGCGATCGCCCTCACCAACGGCTTGACCGCATCGCAGCTCGCCAATAAAGCGGCGGCGATCGCCATGAGCACGGCCACACTCACGCTGGCCACGGCCGGTATCGGCGCCCTGGTCGCCGGCCTTGGCATCGCCACCGCGGCGTTTATCCGAAGCCGAACCCAATCCATCAGCTTTGGTGACGCGATACTGGACCTGGCCGCTGACATGGGCATCTTCGAAAGCGAAGCGACCGCGCTTAGGCGGATGACCGATCAGTTGGACCAGGCCCGCGCGTCATCGATCGAGCTGCAAAATACTTTCAACAATACACCCGATATCGCGCAGTCGATACCGATCCAGCAGCAATACATTGATTCGCTTGAACGCCGGCTCTCGCTCCAGCGCAGGATCGCCCAGGTGGAAGGCCGCGCCCTGCCCGCCGCGGTCACCGATATGCTCCAGCGTGAGATCGCCAGGGCTCGCGGCGACCTGGAGTTTATGACCGCCGCGCTGTCGAATGCGGCAAACGCCGGCGTGCCATCGGGACCGATCAGCCTGGGCGATGACATACTGACCGATCTGCAAACGCAGCTCGACGCGCTGGACCTGACCGATGTCGAGCAGAAGTTCGCGGAGATCCGTGCCAAGGGCCTGCTCAACGAGGACGAGCTGATCGAGGCGCGGCGGCTACTGGAAGCGATCAGCGACCAGACCCAGGTGCAAGGGCTCTTAGAGTCGATCCAGTCGCCGCTCGATGCGTTCCAGGAACGCATGGAAGAACTCAGCGGCTTCCTGGCCCGGGGGCTGATCGACCAGCAGCAGTTCGACAAGCTCGCCGGCAATGCCCGCCGGGACGCCTTCGGCGAGCAGAAGCTCGCCGGCCTGAACTTCGCCGGCTCCAACGAAGAGCTGCAGTTGCAGGCCCGCCAGCGGCTCGCGGCATCCGGGGCACCCGGGGGCGGGGGCGATGATAAGAAGTACGAGAAACAGCAGGTGGATGAGCAGAAGCAAACCAATAAACGACTCGACGCCGTGGCGTCGCTCCTGCGCCAGATGCTCGGCAACGACCCAACCGTTTCAATCCCCGGATTGTAACCCCCCCGGCCCCCGGCCCCGGAACCCCCGGCCCCGGAACCCCCGGCCCCGGAACCCCCGCCCCCGGACTCAAGCCTCAAGCCTCAAGCCTTAACGGACCCCCAACATGGCATCGGTCAATCACATCAAGCGCAGCGACGGCGATGAAACCTCTCAGCAGGTCATTGAAGACACGTTCAACGTCAACGTAGACGCCGCCAATGACAGCGCGACCGCCAAAGCCCTGGCGGCCGCGATCGCGCCGCCCGTGGGCTACGTCATCAGCAGCGTGCGCGCTACGCACATCAACCGCAACCCGTTCTGGTACGAGGTCGCGGTGACGTATACCAAGACCGTCGCCGGAGGCGGCGTGGGCAACGATGACCCGCTGGCGCGCCCTTCAGTCCTCAGCGCCAGCTACGAGGAGTGGACCGAACCCTATGACGAGGACTTCACCGCCCCGACCCCGCTGACTGTACAGAACTCCGCCGGCGATCCGTTCCAGAACCTGCCGCAGCGCAAGAACGGCACGCCCATCCTGCAGATCACCAAGAACTTCGCCACCATGAACCTGGTCGCGCTCGACGCGATCAAGTTCACCACCAACTCAGGATTGGTCACCATCAAGGGCGCAGGCTTCGCGGCCGACACGCTCTTGTTCCTGCCGCCGACCGCACAGGAGGTCTGGGAGCAGGTCGGATCAACGACGCACAACTACTTCACCCTGAACTTCCGCCTGGCGGCGGACGCCGGCAAGCACCTGCAAAAGGTCGCCGACCGCGGGTTCAGGCAGGTGTCCGCAGGCGATCTGCTCCCGATCCTCGACGGCAACGGCAACCCCACGGAGGACCCCTGGCCGCTTAATGGCTTGGGCGGCGCCAAAGCCGCCGGAGCCAAGCCAGAGACACTAACGTTCAAACCCTACAACTCCGCGTCCTGGGGGATCAATTTCGACTGACCGCCGGAGCGTCGGCCATCAGCCGTTAGCCATTAGTCATGAGCCATTAGCACCAACCACTAACCACCACCATGCCCCGCATCTCGAACCAGACAATCAGCGCCATCGCCCGCCGCCTGCGCGAGGTCCCCCGACCCTCGCGCACGGCCCCGGGGGCGCACCGGCCACGGCCGTTCCTCGCCGCCTGGTTCCGCGTCACCGGCGCGACGCAGGACGGCGCGAACAAGCGGTGGACATACACCGCCAGGAAGCTCGGCCCCAAGTCCGGTGCGGGCTACGCCGGCGCCTGGGCCGATGACCCTAACGACACGACGGAGTACACGCTCTATTCGATCAACGAAAAAAACAACACCAGCACCGGGATCTACGGGAACGGGCTCAAGCAGAGCGACATCGACCAAGCAAACCTTGCAGGCGCCAACTACGCGGTGGCCCCAATCCCCGCCAACGTCCCCGTGTTGGCGATCGCTGTATTTTTGGATGACGGCACGCTGGAGTGGTGGATTCCCAACCTCCCCAACGGCGTGCCAGGCAACTGCGATGGGGTATAGATGAGCACGATGACGTCATGTTGCTGCGGTGATGACGCCTGCGGGATCGGCCTGCCGATCGTGCTTCCGTGGAAGGTCCAACGGGACGATTGGGAGACCGCCACCGGCTACGTACAGCACGACCTGGTGCTCGCGTCAGACGGCCGCTATTACGTCGCCAAGATCGCTCACACGTCCGGCGCAACGACCCAGCCGGGCGTGGGCGATGACTGGGCTACGGTGTGGGACTTAGGTGAGCCGCAGATGCGATGCGCGTGGGTCGAGATCGCCGGCCTGAAATACAAAGACTGCATGCCGGTCTTTGGCTTCCGTCCCGATGACGATCCGACCGTGTTGCGGGTGATGCGATTTGGATCGGGTTCGTTTAATTTGAACGACAAGGGAAAGGTGATCCAATTCCCCCGGCAGGTTCTCGACCAAGTAGGTGACCCGACGGGTTTTATGGACGCCGGGTGGTATCCGGGGGTAGGCACCGACGGGTGCTTCTGGCTATTCGCCGGTTGCTGCGGATGCCCGCAGTTCGATCCTTTCGAGGCGACGGGGTTCGGCGGCGGAAGAGTGACACCGGACTCCTATTCGGTGGGCGGGTTTTTTGTGATCCACGTCCGCGAATCGATCATTGAAGTATCGATTCATGGCGGGGCAGTATGGTCTCTTTCTGATAGGGCGCTTCAGGCTCAGAACGCGGATTGCAACGATGTTCCGTGTTCCCCCGTTTTCGGGCCGAACCCATCAGTGACGACCTCGCACGCTCGGTATCTGTATTTCCAGGGCGCCGCCACCATCCCCCCTGGGGGCTGGATCGGCGCCGATGGCGTGCCGGTGTCCGACCTCGTGATCAGCAACGACCTGGCCACCGATGACATCGGGAAAATCATCTTCGACGACGACGGCAACCCGCTGGTGGTGGTCGCCGGCGGTGAGGGCACGGTCACGATCAAGGCCGGTGCGCACGCGGTCGGCTGGGAAACCAGCATCGGCAACGCGATGTCCAGCGCGGGCAGCGTGCCCTCTCCGCAGGATTGCACAGCCGATGATCCGCCGCTACCCGACCCGGGAGAGCCGATCTGTTGCGGCCCCGGCGGCGGTGGCGGGGGCGGGGGCGGATTGATCCCGCCGTGGGACCCGCCGTTGCCTCCGGCGGAGTATTGCATGCTCACCCCGTGCGCGGGTGCGCCGGGATTTTGCGTGGGCGGCTCGGTCAACAAAAACCTCTTGTGCGCGCTGCTCGGCATCGCGCCGTGCGACCCCGAGGGCCTGGTGGTGCTCGATTCGCTGGGCTGCTGCCTTCAGTTAAGCGATTGCAATGCGGCCAAGGGGGGAAGCACGACCGTGTTCGGCCTGTCGCTGGTCAGCGGCGGCTGTGCGGCCCCGGAATGCGTGCCGCCGCCGTGCCAGTGCGGCGCCTGCTGCTACGAGCCCGGGACGACGCTGACTGTCGATTACACGAAAGAAACCTACAACTGCAGCGCCCGCACCACCACGACGGTGACGGGAACTTTGCAAATGGGCGAGTGCGGCCAGTTCGGCGGCTCCCTGCATCACAAGATCGTAAAAAACTGGGACAGCCCGGAGATACCCGACGAGACCACCGAGGAAGATTTTAATGAGGCACAGGTTTGGATAGATTGTGCCGACGAGACGTGGCACTGGGCGAACACGGGCTTCGGTACAGCTCTTGTTCCGCTCCTGGATGACCCCGCGTCTGTCACCAAGGAAGATTGCACAGGCTTTTCATACAACTATGACGCCGGAAACCCACCCGAGTTTTGCTCCGATCAGACCGAAATCCTGACACTTACACCCTCTAGTTCCGCCTGCTGAAGCCATGCCGACACGCAAGACCAGCCATGAGTTCGAGTTCGCCGGGTTCGCCGACCCGGCCCGCACCTGCGCCGTTTTGCGCGGTGCCGGGTTCGCGGTCATGCACCGCGACCGCTACACGCGGCAGCCGCCGGAAGCCGGCTTCGATTACTGCCTGGAACTGGATGCGCCGGGCCGCAATGCCGCACACCCGCTGGAGCTAAAGACGCATTGGATCGGCCCCGAGTCGTGGCCCGACGTCGAGCGGCTATTGGATGCGCTGGAGCGCGGCGGCGCGACGATCGACCACCGGGCCGCATACCACGTCCGCGTCGAGGTGCCCGATTACTTCGACGATCCCGCACGCCTTCTGTCGCTCGCGCGGCTGGTCTATCAATACGAATGGGTGATCTACGGGCTGGTCCACCGCGAGGCGGCCTACATGAGTTCGGTGCAGATGCCGGGTCTCCAGAGGATCAGCGAGTGCCGGACCCGCGAGGATTTTCTGAACCATGCCGCCAACACCACGCGCGCCCGGGGCATGAACATCACGGGCCTTGGCGCGGCGATCCCGCACATCGAGTTCCGCTGGCGCGGCGGCACGCTGGACCCGGCCGAGGCGCAGGCGTGGACCAACCTTATGCTCGCTATGGTTGATTACGCGGCCGGGACTATGCACCCGCAGCGGCCACGCGAAGCCAATACCCCCGAGGCACTGGACGCTTTCCTGTCCCTTGCAGGCGGCGATCCGACGGGCCGTATACGCAAAGGCCACACGATCCACCCGGTCAGCCCGCGCCACCGGTCCCGCGACATCGCGCCGCCGAAACCTGCCCGCCCGAGCCTCCCGGCCCGGATCGCCGCTGCCGGGGCCAGTGTGGTCAAGACACAGGTCCTGCGGATCGACCGCGTGGATGATGAGTCGTTCGCCGCGCGGCTCGCTGTCTGCGCAGCCTGCCCGGACGCGGTGCTGAAGGACGGCAAGCCCCACCGATGCGGGCCGATTTACGCCGCGTGGAAACAAGAGGGCGGCGCGACGTGCGGGTGCCTGCTGGAACTCAAGGCCCGGGACAAGACCCAAGCGTGCCCGCAAGGCAAGTGGCCGCCCCCGGTGCCAGATGAGGGTCGGTTGTGACCTTGCCCCCGGCTGACGCCGGGGGTCGGACTTCAAACGGCCGTCGCCCTTGGCAGGGCGGCAGGCCGGAGCGCCCCACGGGGGCCGCTCGAACGGGTTGAGAACCCCCTTCGAGCCATCTTTGAAAACTTAATACCTTCCACCCCAAGCCGGCGGCGGCGAGGTCCAGAACGGGACCATGCCGACCCGTCAATCCCCGCCGTTAGGCGACTGATCCCGATCAGCGCCGGGTGCGTTTCTTACAAGCGTGGTGACGGCCACGCTTAGCCTATGCGCCGACCCCCTGTGACAACTCGTGTCCTAAAATGACAACTCTAATGTCCGTCTACAGCCGTCGCTGTCTAAAGTGTTTATCTCTATATGACAACTAAGTTTACTGCCCCGCCATCATCCGGTCGTACCACGCCTGCACGCGGTCGCGTTTCAGGAGCAGGTAATACATGCGTCCCTCGGCGGCCTGGCGGCCGGCGGAGGCTTCGGCGGTGGGGCCGATGCC